CAACTTTAATAAGTTCTTCAACTGCCTTTTGCCCAGCTTGGATTATATTCTTCTTCGTTTCCTTGATATTCATATTTAATTGTAATAAATTTATTCATAACTCTATATAATCTTTCTCCATTTATAATAAACTCGTATTCACTGTTAGGTGTAAAGCCTACTAAATCATTTATGTTAAAGTTGCCATCAGAGTATTTAACTACACCAATTAATGGTCTTTCTGTTTCAGTGTTAAATTTATTTGTAGCTTTTAATGGTTTAACAAAACTAAATCCGGGCATAGCTTTATTATTATATAAATATATTTGATCTTGTGATATTATATATTTATCTTCTTTCCAATAAGATCTACTATTTTTTTCTCTACCTTTAACATCATGCCATCTTCTAAATACATTATGATGTACTATTACTTCATCGCCTACTTTAACAGGCGATTGAAATAATAGCGGAGTAGCGATAACTTTTGCTAACCTATTTATATATTGATGATTAAATACTTCAGTGTTAAGTATTAGTTCTTTGTTATCGACTCGTACACTGTTATTATACCTATTACCAATAGGGCTGATAATATAATCTTTGTAAGCAGCATTCATTAATATTCTAAGTTATACTCAACTGATATAGCCATATTCTTATTAAAATCTTTCCATGGTATTACTACTTGTTCTTTTCTAATATAAATACAGTACTTATCTTCTTCTTCTACTATATCACATATTTTATGCCCGCCGTAAACTTCTTGATCTACGGCGTAGTGCATTGAATCATTTTTGTAGTCTTTGCCTACAGTTATTTTTCTAATGATATTATTTTTCATCTTTTTTTCTATTAATAGTTCCGTCAGCTACATTAATATCAAAAGTACCGTATTCTTTAGAGAATACATCTTGCATTTCAATAATTTTCTTTTGTGATAATCCTAACTCGTGTAACAAGTTATGCTTTTGTCCTTCTAACTGTCCTATTTTAAACTGTAGGTTATTTACAACATTTATAACTTCTTGTAATTGTTTTAAATGTTCGTCTGATATTTTGTCAACCTTTGGTTTAAGGTCAACCATTTTTTCTTTTGCCATAATTTAATTTAATTTAATTTGTTAATTTTTATTCATCTATTAAATAACAAATAGCTGAACCTGCTGATAACTGTACTGCAGAGTATCTGCCGTATATAAACTCGTTATTAGCAATTAAAATTGTATCTTCATCAGTGTCTACGCCATCGTTAACTTCAAAAGATTTTGCCCCTACACCATCACCTGCAGCGTTAGCGTTAGCGTTAGCACCAGTTCCAGATGTTGAAAGATATCTAAGCCCAGTTGAGTTTGATGGTGTTAAGCTAGCGAACTTTATATTTGTTAAAAGCTGAATAGCGCATATTACTTTACCAGTTGGAGGAGTGTAAGCATCTGTTTTTATAAGTATTGCTCCACCTTGCCCTATATCTATTTGGTTTAAATTTTGTGCCATGTTTATTTATTTTTATTTTGTTCTTGATTCTTTTTAGACGATCCGCCGAAAAAGAAATCGACTACCGTGTTGACTTTAGCACTCATAGCTCCGAATATAGTAGAAATAAAACTTATTTCAAATTCACCTAGCTCAATATCTTTCATTACAAAAAATCTGAACATCATGAAACTTAATCCAAAGTATGCTGCTGTAAATAAAGTTGCAAGGACTTTTTGAATGAACGCATCGTCTTTATACATCTCGCGTGCACTTTTTCTGTCTTCAACTTCTTGTTTAAAAGCTTCTGTTTCGGCGTCAAGTAATAACCGTCTAAGAGCGAGTTTTGCTTCATCTCTTTC